ACAATTCTTGAAGGTGAGCAATCTCCACTAAGCATTGAATCAGATAGAAACATCTTATCTAAGCAAGATGTTATGTCTGTTGACTACCATAGTGCTTATCACATCATGGGAACTAAGTGGACATCTGCTACAGACAACCCAACAAATGCTCAGTTAGGTAACTTAAATAACTGGGATATCACATACGATGCCGACCTAATACCTGTGGTCGAGATGATCGTTAACTCACCACTTGATACATCTACTATTGCGTAATAGTATTTAAAAGTGGTCATCCAAAACCTCATCAATTATTGGTGGGGTTTTTTCTTTACGCTACAATAAAACTAAAATTACTTTATAGCCGTGGCAGCCACCATAAATGCAACTGTAAAAGACGCTAACGCTAACAGCTATGTCACGCTTACAGAAGCCAACACTTACTTTGAGACAGTTCCAGACTCTTCAACTTGGACAAACAAAACAGACGATCAAAAGAATAGAGCACTAATATCAGCCACTAGATGGATTGATAGCTTTGTATTTTATGGAGACAGATGTGATGATGGACAGGCATTGAAGTTTCCAAGAAATAATTATCAAGTTGATGGTGTTGAATTAGCTTGTTCTACTATTCCATTAAATATTAAATATGCACAGTATGAACTAGCCAGAGCACTGGCAAATGATACCGATGCTATGACAGGCAATACAGGAACTGATGGTAATTTTTCTGAGGTAAAGCTAGGTGATATAGAAGTTAAATACAACACCGCAAGTCAAGGCACAGGGTCAATAAATAATATTTTAGATGTTTACCCGTGGCTACAAAGTTATCTTGGAGCGTATATGCTAGGTGGAGCAGGAACTTTTCAACTAAGGGCAGTTAGAGGCTAATGGCAGGACAACTAGATACAGCATTTAAAAGCATTGCAAAACAGGTTGTTGCTCAACTCGGAGTATCGTTGGATAACGAGATTACTTATATAAGAAAAGGAACCTCTAGCTATAACAATGAAACAGGCGAATATCACACAGTAGATACTGAATATACTTTTAAAACTCCTGTAGAATTTGTAGATTCAGATGAAGAAAGTGGATTCCAGGAAAATACTGCAAGATTGTATATTACTCCAGATCAAATTGGAGATAGTCAACCTGTACTTCAAGACGAGGTAAAACTAACTTTTTCTGGCTCAACTAGGTTTGCTAAGATCATGGATATAAGAACACTAAAAGGTGGTCAAGAGTACTTATTTCGTTTGAGGATTGTATTCTAATGACTTTAGTAAATGCGAGAGCAGCTATAGAAACAGCTATACAAGATGCTGTTGCAGATTCCGATCCAACTGTAACTGTAGTTTTCGATAATACCCCATTTACAACACCAGGGAAAAACAAAAAATATGTAATGGTAAATATCAACTTTACTCAGGCTACTGCACAACCTCAAGGAGCAGCACAAACTTATTACCAGGGTTCAGTCAGATGCGGAGTAATGACACCTCCAAATAAAGGTTCTGCTGTAGCATCTGCAATATCTGAATCAGTTATTACAGGTCTTACTTCTGTAAACAAATCTGATTATACCGATAAATTTTCATGCACTCCAAGAGTTACCCAAATAGTAGGTCCAACAGCAGTAATAACTGAGGCTGATAGTCACTTTTTAAGTGTTGTAAGCTGTAATTTTAGTGCAAATGGCTAGAAAAGTACGACCTATAACCGATTTACCTGGCGATTTATATGCAAAAGTCGAAAAGGCTGTAGCTGAATCTGCATCACACATGATATTCGGGTTACAAAGTGCTGGTCCGTGGTGGACAGGTCACTTTGCCCAAAGTTGGGTTGTATCATCAAGTCCAGTACAGCCTACAGATTCTTCAAGATTTAAGGAGGACAGAGATAAACAGTTACCTAGTCAATTCAATGACCGACCAAATAACAATGCTGTGGATTGTAGTCCTCCTTCTGGTAGTAAAGCCAGAATATACGGAGGAGAAGGAGAAACACCTATGGCATGGCTAACGGATCAAATGTTTTATCCTACTCAAACAAATAAAGTTCCAGGCAGACCAGAAGTATTAACAAGATCATTAAAAAATCCTATTTATATAGGAAATAAAGCGTCATACGCTGGTTTTGTTATAAATAGACCAGGAGCAACTATGCCTGATACAGCAGGAAATCCAGTAACTTATGAGCAACATAAAAAAGGTACTAAGGGAAGAAAAGGTCATACACTAACCTCAAGAGATAAAAACCCTAACTGGATAAAAGTATATTTAGCACATGATGGATTTGTAAATAATGACATAAATATGGGTTTCCAATCAGTTGGGTTCAAGACAAAGTAAGGATATTAATGTATATTATAGTAGTACAAAAAAATTAATTTATGGCTGACAAAAGAGCTATTGATAAGCTAAAAGAAGCATTTTGCGTTGACAACGTAAGCCGTTACATTATTAAAAAAGAAGGAGTGGTAATCCTAGAAATATATTGGAAACCACTAACTATTGCAGATAGAGACACTATTTATCAAACTCTTCATGCGATGAACAAAGCTAACGAAACTGATAATTTAGAATACGCTTTACAGGTTCTAATAAACAAAGCTGAAGATAAAGAAGGCAAAAGATTATTTAGTGAAGCTGATCGTGCAAGCCTTAGACGAGAAATACCTTTATCAGTTTTGACAGATATTATGTTTAAAATTCAAGGTGCTGCGGAGGAGGTAGATACCGTAAACTCAAAAAGCACATCTGAATGAAGATAACTATTTATATCTACAGTTTTTCTTGTGTGAAAAGCTAGGTTATACGATCCAGGAGTTTAGAGAAAAGGTAACTCACGAAGAATTAATTTATTGGAGTTCATATTTAGAAATAAAAAGTGAGCGAGAAAAGGCAGAATATGACAAAATAAGAAAAGAAGCACAAACAAAACGAGCACGTTAAATGGCCGAGGCAATTTACGAAGTAAATATAAAGCTAAATGCTCAGAATTTTGAGCAAGAACTTAACACGTTAAAGAAAAAATTAGAAAGATTTACCAAAGAAGCTAAAAGAAAAAACGAAAAAGATCCAATATTTAAAAGAGGTAGAGAACTAACAGTACTAAAATCTATTGAAACTACCAGAAATAAATTAAATGAACTGGATAGATTCGGTTTAAATACGGATAAAAGACGAGCCAAGTTAAGGGAAGCTGAAGATTTAGTATCAAAAGGAAAGTTTAGAACTGCAAAAAACTTAGTAAATGAAGCACAGTTATTAAATTTAAAAGATGCTGAAAACTTACGTTTGGCAAAAGAAAGATTAGCAGAAGAGAAGAAACTAAAAAGAGAAAGAGAAATGCAACAAAAGTTAGCAAGTAAGCGTGTAGGAAGCGTTATCAAAAGTGCTGCTATTGGTGGTGGTTTTCCTTTGTTATTTGGTGGAGGCATAACACAAGCCATACCTGGTTTAATTGGTGGTGCGTTAGGAGAGGCAGCGAGTCCTGGTGGTGGATTTGCAGGATCTATTGCTGCCACAGCTTTAGCATCTTCGGCAACACAATTTGCTAATAGTGCAAGAGAGGTAGGTAATGCGTTAAAAGATCCAACAGAAGGTTTACAAAAACTAAAAGACGCAGGATTTATGGTAAGCGAGTCCACGGAAAGACAAATAGAAGCACTAATTAAGGCAGGAAGAAAAACTGAAGCATTAGAATTAGTACAGAGAGAATTTGCAAAAACTATAGGAACATTAGGTGTAGATAACCTTAAAAAGTTAGATAGTTCTTTTGACGCATTAGATGATGCAACTGCAAAGTTAGTTCTTAAGATACAAGCTGACTTAGCTCCTGCATTTTTGACCATTATTGATTTAGCAACTAAATTTGTAGATTCTGTAGGTGCAGTGCGAATAAGAGTAAAAGCAAAAGAACTGGATATGCCAGCTTTTGAAGAGGCTAGAAAGAAGGCAGACCAAGCAGCGATGGCTGCAAACCCCAATCGACTATTTGGTGGTAGGTTATTTGACCCCACAAAACCAGGACCAGCCTCAGACGCTTACTATAGAGTTTTAAATGAAGAGTCCAAAAAAATAGTACAGAAAAACTTACCAGGATTTTTGGGTATGGATACTGGAGGAGATGGTAGTGGAAGTGGAAGTGGAAAGCCTTTTGATATTAATTTAGAAAAGACTAAGCTAGAAAAACTTGTAAAACAAACGGAGCAGTATGAAAGAATATTAGAAGTTGGGTTTGAGCAAGCAGAATTAGAAAGACAAATTGCAGAATTTAAAGAATCTGCTACAGAAGCAGAGCTAGAAAGAATAGAAAGTGGAGAAATAAATATAAAACAACTAATTGCACAGAATCAAGAGGCAGAACAACTTGTTAAAAATGCAGAATTGGTGCGAGATGCTTTTAGAGATTTAACAACAAATATAGCTACAGACCTAGCTGACGGAATACAGGGATTAATTCGTGGAACTTCTACCTTAAATGATGTTATGAGAAGTGTATTAGATAAAATGATAGATGCTGCATTTAATATGGCTTTCTTTGGTAATGCAGGAGGAACACTAAGTAAAGGAATGGGATTATTCGGTAGTTTATTCGGAGGGTTTTTATCTACGGGAGGAAGAGCAAAAGGCGGTAAATCTTATATTGTCGGAGAAAAAGGACCAGAATTATTTACTCCAGGTGTAAGTGGCATGGTATCTCCTAACAGTTCTCTTGGTGGTTCGACAAATGTGGTAGTAAACGTAGACGCTTCTGGATCAAATGTTGAAGGTGACGAAGATCAAGGTAGAGAGCTTGGTCGTCTTATCTCAGTTGCAGTACAATCTGAGATATTACAACAAAAAAGACCAGGAGGATTACTTGCATAATGGCTACGTTTCCCTCAATAAAACCTAAATACGGTCAGCAGAAAAGGTCTGCACCAAAAACAAGAACAGTCCGTTTTGCAGATGGTTATGAGCATAGACTTTTATTTGGTCTTGCTCAACATCAAAATCCAAAAATTTTTAGCTTAACTTTTGAAGTATCAGAGACAGATGCAGATACCATAGAAACTTTTTTAGATGCTCGTGCCAACGATAGTGATAGTTTTACTTTTACTCCGCCTGGAGAAAGTTCTTCTTCTGAGTTTGTTTGCGAGTCATGGAGCAAGTCGATACCATATAACAATAGAGCCACAATTCAAGCCACTTTTAGACAAGTATTTGAACCAGCATCATAATGTCAGTAAACGCATCAGTATTTAGTAGTCTACAGAACATAAATCCATCAGCGATTATTGAATTATTTACACTTCAGTTATCGACTGCACTACATGGTGCAAATACAATTTATAGATTTCATGCTGGTAGTAATCTAAATGCAAATGGAAAAATAGTATGGGCTACGAATGAATATCTTAGATTTCCAATACAAGCAACAGGTTTTGCTTTTCAACGTGGACAATTACCAAGACCTAAAATAGCAATTAGTAATGCTACAGGACTTATTTCATCAATACTTTTATCTGTTAATGAAACAACAACTGGTAATGATTTGACAGGAGCTACAGTTACTAGAATAAGAACATTAGCTAAATTTATTGACGCTGTTAATTTTGCTGATGGAACAAATGCAACTGCTGATCCTACTGCTGAATTTCCACAAGAAGTATATTCAATAGATCGTAAATCAACAGAAACTAGAGAAGTTGTTGAATTTGAACTTGCTGCTCCTACAGATTTAGCAGGGATAAGAATACCAAAGAGGCAATGTACTCGTTCTGAGTTTAAATCTATCGGTACGTTTGTTCAATGACTTGGAAATATAAAGCATTACTTCATGCACAACGAGAAGATCCGAAAGAATCTTGTGGTTTATTGTTAAATATACGAGGAAAAGAAAAATATTTTCCTTGTCGTAATTTATCTATGACAAATCATCAATGTTTTATTATCGACCCAGAAGATTATGTAAAAGCAGATAACGCTGGAGAAATAGTTGGAGTAGTTCATAGTCACCCCATCACCCCGCCTGATCCTAGTCAGGCAGATAAAATTAGTTGCGAAGATAGTAATTTACCTTGGTATATTGTTAATCCAAAAACAGAACAATGGGCTTACTTAGAACCATGCGGATACAAACCACCTTTATTGGGCCGTCAATGGGTATGGGGTATAACAGACTGTTGGAGTTTAGTAAGAGATTGGTACAAAGAAGAAAAAAATATTGAACTTAGAGATTGGGAAAGACCTACAACATTAGAAGAGTTTAACAATAAACCTTTATTTGAAGACTGTGCTTGGCGAACTAACTTTAGAGAACTTAGACCAGATGAAAAGTTACAAGATGGAGATGTTCTACTTATGAGCATTTTGCACCCAACTTTAAATCATGTAGCATTATTTTTTAAAGGTGATGTTATTCATCATTTAACCGATAGACTATCCTGTAGAGAGCCTTACTCTGAATGGTTGTTAAAATGTACAGGAAAGAGGTATCGCTATGCTTCGTAAGTTAAAATTATATGGACAATTAGCAGAATTTATCGGACATAAAGAGTTCGAGATAAAAGTTAATAGTGTTTCTCAAGCGGTAAGTTTTTTAATACATAATTTTCCAGAAGTAGAACGTTTTATGAGTCCTAAATATTATCAAGTAAAAGTTGGTAATTATGATATTGATGAGAGTGAATTAGCATATCCTGTAGGACAAGAAGATATACATTTCATTCCAGCTATTAGCGGTGCAGGTCGTGGATTTGGAAAAATATTATTAGGTGCTGCTTTGATTGCAGGTGCATTTTTTGTTCCACAAGGTTTAGCTTTATCTAAAGGTATAGGAACAGGTTTTGGATTTGCAAAGGCAGGTGCATTAGCTAAAGGTATGGTGTATGTTGGTGCTTCTTTAGTCTTGCAAGGTGTTTCTGATTTATTATTTCCTTTACCTGAACCACAAAAGTTTAGTTCAGAAGAAGATCCACAATTGTCTTTTAACTTTAGTGGAGTGCAAAATACATCAAGGGCTGGTACTCCTGTTCCAATAGTTTATGGTGAAATATTTACAGGAAGTGTTGTAATAAGTGCAGCGATTGACACTAATCAGGTAGACGGATGACAGATAAAACTAAAATTATTAGAGGAGCAGGAGGCTCACCAAAACCACCCCCACCCCCATATCGTGCTCCTGATACTTTACATAGTAGAAGTTTTGCTACCATTCAAGATTTAATATCTGAAGGGGAGATAGAGGGTTTTGCTAGTGCATCAAAAGAGGGACTAACAAAAGGTACAACTGCATACGACAATGCAAGTTTAAAAGACGTATTTCTTGACGACACTCCAATACTGCAATCAACAGCTACAAGTGCTAGTCCTGCTGATACTGACTTTAATTTTAAAGATGTAACTTTTAAATCTAAGTTTGGAACGTCAAACCAAACTGCCATGAGTGGTATTCCTAATATTGATGAAAGCAGATCACCAACTGCTGTTGCAGTGATTGTTCAAAACACTGACGCAGCTACCGCTTGGGAAGCAAGTAAAAGTTATACTGTTGGAAATATAGTAACTTCAACCGAAGCAACAACTGGAATAGTCTTTAAGTGTACGGTAGCAGGGCAAAGTGGTACAAGTGAGCCTTCTGCTTTTGCATCTGCCACAGTTGGGCAGACAATAACAGATAATCAAGTTACATGGACTGCTCAAATTGCTGGAGCAACTGGTGCGGTAACTAGACAAGTTACTAATACAGATGTAGATGCAATTATTGTTACTTTAACTTGGCCTCAGATACAGGTAGCAGAAGATGATGGTGACATAAGAGGAGATACTGTTGAATATAAGATAGAAATTCAATATCAATCTGGAGGGTTTGCAGTTCCTTCTACATTGCCTTCTACAATATCAGTTAGTGGTAGAACAGCAGATGCTTATGCTAGAGATCATAGAATTACTTTAGATACAGACAAGATAGAGGCTGGAACAGCTTTTCCTGTAGACATTAAAGTAAGTCGTATAACACCAGATAGCACAGAAGCTAGTAGAGTAAATGCTTTTCAATTCACTAGCCTTCAAGAAGTTATAGATAACGATTCAACTTATCTTAATAGTGCTTATGTTGCTCTTCGTTTAGATAGTAAACAGTTCAACCGTATTCCTACAAGAAAATATCGTATTAGAGGAGTAAAAGTAAGAATACCAGGAGCAGGTGCATCTAGTTCTGGTACGCCAACTGTTGATAATGCAACTGGCAGAATTGTTTATCCAACTGGTTATATATTTAATGGGGTTATGGGTGCTGCTGTTTATACAAACTGCCCTGCAATGTGTTTGCTAGACCTTCTCACGAATACTAGATATGGTCTAGGAGATCACGTTACTGATAGTAATTTAGATTTATTCAGTTTTGTAGCTGCAAGTAAGTTTGCAAATGAAGAAGTTGATGCTGGTGATGGATCAGGTGCAAAAGAGGCTAGATTTAGTTGTAACGTAAATATTCAAAGTCCAAAAGAAGCATTTGCAGCAATAAATGATTTAGCTGGTGTTATGAGATGTATGCCAATATGGTCTGCTGGTTCTGTAACCATATCTCAAGATAAACCAACTACAGCAAGCTATTTATTTAACTTAGCTAATGTAGGAGAAGCAGGATTTACATATCAAGGAAGTAGTTTAAAACAACGTCATTCTGTTGTTTCTGTCAGTTACTTCAATATGGATTCAAAAGAAGTAGACTTTGAAGTAGTAGAAGATGCAACAGCTATATCAAAACTTGGAACAATAGTAAAACAAGTAAAAGCATTTGCGTGTACTTCCCGTAACCAAGCTGCGAGATTGGGCCGTGCAATCCTTTTTGCTGAACAAAATGAAAGTGAGACAGTTACATTTTCAACTTCAATAGATGCAGGTATTGTTGTAAGACCTGGTTCTGTTATTGAAATAAACGATCCAGTAAGGGCAGGAGCTAGAAGGGGTGGTCGTGTAGTGGCTGCAACAACTACGACTATTACTATTGACGCACTTGAACAAACAGGTTTACCAGTACTTAATGATAATCCAACCATAAGTGTAATTCTTTCTGATGGAACAGTAGAAGTGGGTTCGATATCTGATTTTACAGGTGCAGTTCTTACGGTTAATAGTGTTACAAAACCTGACGGCACAACTGTCTCTGCTTTTTCTTCTGCACCAAATGTAAATTCTCCTTATTTAATATCTAGTACAACATTAAAAACTCAATTATTTAGAGTTATTCAAGTTGAAGAACAAGATGATATTAACTATGTAATTACAGCTTTATCCTATGTTGAAAATAAATATGCGTTTATTGATGATCCAACTATTATTTTACCTACACGAACTATATCTATATTAAATCAACCAGCTAGTCCTCCAAGCAACTTAACAGTTTCAGAACAAATAGTTGTTATAAATAGTATTGCTAGAAGTAAACTTATTGTCGATTGGCAACCACAAGTCGGTGTTACTCAATACCTTGTTAACTACAAAATAGAAAATGGTAACTATGTTTCTCAAGTTGTATTCAGTAGTGATTTTGAACTTTTAGATACTGTAAAAGGAACATATACAATCCAAGTATTTTCATATAACGCAAGAGGAGAATTATCTGCAAATCCAACTGAAACTACATTTACTGCACAAGGTAAAACAGCATTACCAGAAAATGTTTCTGGGCTTACTATTGAACCTATTAATGAACAATTTGTAAGACTAAGATTTAC